CTACGCATCTGACGTGCAAAATCCCTTCACGAATATGGCAGAAAAGATTCCAGGGCTACAGAAAGCCCCCCTCTTCAGAGGGGGGTAGTTTACAGCACCCCCGCCGCGCCCTGGAGCCTCAGGTGTTCGTCGATGAGGGCCGTGGTATTGGTCTCCTTCAAAGCTGGCAGACCTTCACGTTCCCGCGCCTCGTTTAGCGTTATCATGCCCGCGTCAAGAGAGGCCAGGGTCCGGGCAAAGTCGGCCTGTTTGTCGGCCGGTTTTATATCCCACCACGCGAATTCTACGTTATATCCTTCAAACCCGTTGGTCTCTAGTAGATTAGTGTAGAAGTCTTCAAACGGCTTTGCACAAACTTCTCTCCACCCACTGCATATAAGCTCAAAGAACTCAAGCATTGGCTGTGCGCTTTTACTTATTGCGGAGCCGAGGGTATCCATGAGCTGCATCGGGATAAGGTGGGTATAAATCTCCCTCTTCAAATATTGGTCCACTTCGATGGGCGGATTGACGCCCGCCGCCGGATAGGAGACGTTAGCTCCAGGCGGGACCAGGAAAGCCGTGTCAGTGCTTTGCTTCTGGATCAGGTCTTTCAAATAGTTCCACAGGTCTGCCGGAACGCCCATCTCTTTCTGGACGCCCGGGAGGTTCGCGGCCGTGAACTCGACCATCTGCTGATCGATCGTCGCTACCATATTAGGAGCCGCCACCCGCTGGAGGTAGCCGACCATCGCCTTCTCGCGGGCAAGCCTCCACTGTCGGATCGATGGGATACAACCGGCCAGGACCGACGCCTCGCCCGCGCCCTCATCGACGATATGGAGGACGGTCTCAGGGTCCAGCTCGACGGGCTCGCCGGTTTTGGTCTGCGATTGGTAGAAATGTTCGGAGTTGTCGTTTCTATCGACGACGTAGCCCTTGAGGATCGGGTCAGAATAGAACTGATCGTTCCCCAGGATCGACCGGGGACTTTGGGCGAACGATTCCGCTGGCATGTGGAAGAACTCGGCCGGGATCGTCCACCCCTCTTCGGTCGTCATCGAATAGCAGAACATCGAGTGACGATACCCGACAGTATCGTACCACGCCCGGCGCACGTGTTTTAGGGATTGGACGGTCTTATCGGCGAGCTTCAGGCCCCTTAACGCCTCGTCCATCTTAGCTTCGTTCGGCTCCTCGCCGTCGGGCGGCTGGACCTCAAACTCAAAGCCTGGGAACGCGACGCGCGCGGTGGGGGCGAGCGCCTCCTGGACGGGCCCGGCATCGTAAGCCGCCTTGATGACCTCGGCGTTGATGGATCGGTCTAACGGCGCAAAGCTGGAGGAGGCGACGGCGGGCCGCTCGACGCCGGAAGCTTTCGATTTCTTGGCGGCGTTGAACAGCTTGGGGATGGAGAAGGGGAGACGCATGAGAGGAACCTACCGAAAAGTATTTACATCAATACATACGTATTATGTATTGGAGATGAAACAGAATGAAACTCAAGACCAAGACCGGATTTGAGATCGAAGTTGGGATTGCTGGAACCCAGGAAGAGCCCGTCATCACCGTGGCCACATTCACGGCTGCCGGCCAAATGTAGTCCAGTTTAACCGGAACTACAAGCCCCTCCCTTCAGGGAGGGGTAGTTGACGTCAGAACCCCGGCCCGGACGACACCGAACCGCCGCCGGAGTAGCTGTAAGAATACTCAGGGCGTTTAACATCCGCAAACGCCAGCATCAAAGCGTCACCACGATCAGGAGACGACAGCCCCCGCTTTTTCATCTCGTCTTTGCTCTCGATCTGGATTTGGCCCCGGCTCGTAAACTTGTATTTGATATTTGCCAGCTGGGCCGCCAACTCTTCATCGTCGTCGATATCGATATCCCCGCTCTCAAATCGGCTCCTGAGCCCCCACCACCACTCGGCCCGAGAGTTGAGGAACCGTTCCGAGTCCTGAGCAGCCTGACCGCTCTGCATCTCTTCGACCGGCTTTCCCATCTCTTTCAGCCGGTCCACCACGCCCGCGCCGATGCCGACCGCGTCCACCTTGGCCCGGACGGCCCCGGTGTCCAGGAGTGCCGCGACCACCCGGCCTGTGGTCTGCATGGTGTCCTCCTGCATCGTGACCTTGTAGATCCGGGCGACCGGCCCGTTTCGGTCGACGATCACCGTCTCGTCGGAGCCCTGTCGGGCGACGTCCACCCCCAATACTCGAGGACCGGCCGGAACGAGCTGACGACGTTGGGCCGCTTCGATCCAGGACAACCTAATGAGCGTATCGTTCGAAACGTCGGGAAACTCGCCGAGGACTCTGGATATCCAGAGCGGCGAATCTTCGCCCCATTTTCGGTACTTGTCCGCTACCCATTCAGGGGTGATCAGGTACGGAGCGGGGAGCGGGCCGGTTATTTTCCGTTGCCATGAACCGTCCCGGATGTCGTCTAACGTAACACCAAACGCTGTAAAGTTCGGCGTGTCAAAAGCCGATATGTGAATCTTGACGACGCTGGGCCGCCGGAACATCTCATAAAATTCGCCGGTCGGTTCGGTCGGGTTCCCAATCGCCAGGAGGTGGGAATCTTCGGATGTCAGGATGCCGTCGATACCAACCCAGATGTCCTCGTCGATCCCTGCGGCCTCGTCGGCCACCACCAAGATCGATCCTTTCGACGAGTGGGCGCCTTGGAACCTGTTAGCGTCGTTCGTCGATCGGCCCGTTGCAAACCAGTTGGGGCCGAGGTCCAGCCGAGTCTCCAACAGCTTGCCGCCGAGGGGGTATAGGGACGAGACGTAAGCCAGCCTGATCTCTTGCCAGAGGATGTCCCGGACCTGGTCGAACGTTGGCGCCGTCGTGACGGTCCTCGACAGCTCGTTACAGAACGAAAAGCTCAGGACCGCCCGAGCGGATATCCAGCTTTTGCCCGCGGCGTGACACGAAGCAACGGCGACCTCTTTGTTAGAATGAACCGCCCGGAGGATCTCGACCTGTTTCTCCCAGGGGCGCGACCCCAGGACGTTCTCGACGAACCAGACCGGATCAGTCTTGCACGTCTCCAGAGTTGCCGCAGCCTGATCTACGCTGATTCGCAAGCTTCACCAGCTCCAAAAAGCTTTCGGCCGCCTTCGATCCAGGATCGTCGCCCGACAGTTTCAGCTCGGCGCTGAGAGCCTGGTCTGCGAGCTTGCCGCCGTCACGCCAGATCTCGCGCAGAGTGGCGATATCGGTATCTCCAACTTCGTCGCCGCCGGCATTCAGCATCTGCATCGCCCTAAACTTCATCGTGTTGACGAGTTCGAGGCTATCGATTATGCGCCGTTTGCCCTCTTCGAACCGCTGGACGTGGTTCTTGTGCCGTTCCAGCTCCCAGTCGATAGAGGCGGCGCCGATCACGTCGAACTGCTTTTGTTTATATTTCGAGATAAGACGGCGGTGGTTCTCGATCTTAAGCTCGCGAGCTATCGCTGACGGCCCGACACCTTCGGCCAGCATCTTATCTATCTTTTCAATGTAGGGCTCTAGCGGTTCGTAAGCCATAACTAAAATTCACCTGAACAAATTTATTCGGGACTCGAAGTCGCCAAGCCGGGCAAAAAGGGCGTCCTGCGCCTCCGGGTCGGTCTCCGCCACGATCGCCGCCGCGACCTTCGCGTTGAGCTGGTCGATAAGCTTGATCTGGTAGTCGGTCAGAGGCTCGATCTGGCGGCCGACCCACCAGTACTCGATCGCCTCCATCCTATAGGGGAAATCGTAGCGGATCGGCATCTACTGGTAGCCCTCCGGCGATCGGACTTTCGTCTTTACGGCGTCGATGAACTCTTTGGCGGCGTCGGCCATCCGGGCCTGGTCGTCCTCGATCGTCTCCCTGAAACTTTCGAGCGTGTACTCAGTCCCGTAATCCAGGATCGCGGTGATCGACGCGTGGACGTCAGCGATAACACATTTGCCATCCGGCCGCGCGTGGATGATCGAGACGTACCCGATCCCGCCATCCAAGGTCTGATGGACACAGAAATCGTCGGCCCAATAGTCGCAAGCGTCGGTCTGGATCAGGAACCGTTTGGTCGGTTCGACCTCGAACAGGTCGTCCACAATTTCAATTTCGGTCATGCGTCTAACCACCAGTGCTTAACAGGATCGAGTTTTCGTTTCGTTTCGGCCACCGATATGCACGCCTCGTAAATCCGGGCGAGCCGTCTCTTTTTTGCGGCGATCATCTTACCACGCTCCAGTACGTCTCGCTCGTCGCCATCGCCTTGCGGTCGTCTTCCAGGCTGCGGAGCGCCCGCCGGATGTCCATCGGAGCATATTGGCCCTTGAACCAGACGAGCAGGTCGGACTCTGTAACCTTTTTACCGAACCGGTCGTGGATTCCCATGACGTGCAGCACGTCGTCTTCAATTTCTATCAAAATATGTTTCACCTCAGTTCGTCAATGAACGAAAGGTCTTTCGCCCGGACATACGTCATAAGTTTGTCGTATTGGTCGGAGCTGATCGAGACAGGCTCCTCCCAGACCAGCCGAGGATGGTCACTCGTCAACACCAGAACCAGGGCATAAGCAGTCGTCATCCGGTCATCCTCCGCAAAACCTCGATCGGGCATTGGTCGAGCTTGACCCACCCGTCCTCCGCGGATAAGCCGCTCCACCCCTCGGCCGCCGTCCACCGGACTTCGAGCCACGTCACGATCCCGGGGCCGCGGCGCCTCAAGTCCAATCACCAGACGAAGTGTCGACCTCGAACCAAACGACCTCGCCGGAAACCGACACCAGAAGGTCGACAGGATCACCAGTGGAATCGATTTGCATTATAACACCCTAACTATATTCTAAATAGGGTAATTGGGTTATTAGTATATATAAGTTACGAGTATTCGAGCCAGCAGCGACAACCAACGCTGTTTTCACCACAATAGGTTTCACCCGACCCCACAAACACTTCACCAATTTCTACAGTTTCTCCCTCATTAGCTCGGTGGATTGGACGTACCCTATCATCGCCTTGAGTATTCCACGTATTATATAGAAACCCGGCGTCTTTCATAAATCCCTGCCCCCCCGCCATAGTCGCGCGGTGCATCTCCACATATTTTATGCGGTCCATCCTCGTCCGGCCGCCGTCGATGACGTAAGCCAAGTTCGGCTGGTCCAGAATAGGCCCGTCGCCGTATGCACTTTGGCCCCAGACCCACGATTTCAGTTTCTTGACGTCGGTGGCGGTCGTCAGTTTCACAAATTCCAAACCGTGTTTCTCGTAGTAGTCGGCCACGTAATCTTTCAAGAAAAGTTTGTCACGCGAGACGACCTCGACCTTGTATTTGGTGCCGAGGCCACGGGCCGCTTCCCAGAGGCCGTCGGCCACGATCGAGCCGACGAGGATCTGCCAGACCCGGCTATTCTTAGCCTCGGACATTTTCAGATATTTGTTCTTTTCTAGTTGGGGGATGGACCGCCAGATCTCTTCGGGTGGTGGGTGCGGTCGATGTCCTGGAGCATCCTGAGGATCTGGGGGGATAGGGAGGCCAGCTCGCGGTGAATCTGGTCGTCAGTCGTCGGCATCGTCGTAGTCCTCGCCCCAAGGATCGTAACCAAAATCGATAACGTCTTGAGCGTGGTGTAGGACATCCAGAAAATCGTTAAACTCCTCGTCGGTGCCTTCGATCATAAGACGTTCCAACTCATCGCAGTTAGCCTCGTAAACGTCCTCCTCAATGGGAGAAGACGAGCCCGCAGCGTATACAGACTGCCTCGTTGTATTCATCATACTGCACCAATTCCCCACATTCAGTGCATCGCTGGGGCTCGTAAAATGAGCGGTTCTTCTCAGGATCGTAAGGGTCCGATTCGTCCCGAAGCGTCACCAGGACGTAGGCACTCTGACGATACCTAGAGCTGTGTTCGGTCGGGTAGTGATGTCGTGTCCCGTCTGGGTTGGTAACTGACCCGATCCGATAAGACCGTTTTTTGGTCTTCTCTACTATGACATTTGTAATTCCCGGAGTTTGAAAATCAGCGCTCCGACGATCTCCCCCCCGAAGACACCCACAACTTTGAACACGCCCCCGGATCAAATCATATCCAACTACACGCTTTGTGTTTCCGCATTCACAGCGGCAGACCCACATCGGATTGCCGCCAGCGTCATACCCTCCATACTCCTCCACCTCCAACCGACCGTAAACGTCGCCGAGCTTGACCTCCGGGCGGGTATTCGGCCCCACATCGATCCAAACGTCACTTCCGGCGGTGGATCTCACCAAACAAAGCCGACGATTTAAGCCGGTCTTTCGGTCCTCAGTCTCATAAACGCACTTAAATGAGTACTCGCAAAACGGGCATTCGTTCTCCAAAATCTGATTACTGGCCGACTTTGGAAGGGTCGATGCGATCAGCCTTTTGTATCGCTTGGAGTTCTCGATTCTTTTTATCTTTCGGGCGTATTTATCAGATGCCATCGCACGACTTATTTATATTAAACTTAGATAAACTTATCTGGGGTAAATAGGGGGAATAAGGCA